AATATCAGCATTGGTATCGTACCTATCGCTGGCAGAAAATTCGCAAAGCGCATCTGTTAGCGCATCCGAACTGTGCCATGTGCGAGGAACAGGGCAAGGTCACATTAGCCAACGTAGTTGACCATATCATTCCGCACCGCGGAAATGAGTATGCCTTTTACGCTGGACCATTCCAGTCATTGTGCTATGCTCACCATAACAGTACAAAGCAAAAGATGGAAAAGCGCGAAGTCATCATTGGCGGTAATGCAGATGGCTCACCACTTGATCCAGCATCACATTGGTACAAATAGGAGAAACTTATGGCACAGCGCAAGCGCGTACAGAAAAATACCATTGCAGGACAGATCGAAACCACCAAGCGAATTATTGCTGGCGTAAGTCCGGCCTATGTCTTGAATGAATTGCAGCGTAGCTACTTCGACAAAATTGTTCGATCACGTGAAACTGAATCGTGGGATGAAAACCATATTCTATTGGCTACCAACTTGGCTGTTACTTATGCTCAAGTTGATGCAGCCAATGAAGATATTGAAACGCGTGGCCTGATGACCAAATCGGATAAGGGTACGCCAGTCGTTAATCCGGCAGTTACAGCCAAATCTAGTTTAATGGCGACTGTGCTGCAACTGAATAAAGCACTTGGATTATCGGCCAGTCAAATGGGCGTTGCTGGTAAAGAACAGGAATCACGCAATAAAGCAGATCGCACTGCCCGTAAAGTTATTGAATCCGTGGTGGACGATTTAATCTAGCCTCGTACAACGCGTGCGCGATTATATAACATGGCAAAGAAAGAAACTCGCGGTGAACGGATAATCCGATTTATTACGGAATATTGCGTCACGCCTGAAGGTGAACATGTCGGTAAGCCATTTGTATTGGCTGACTTCCAGAAAAAGTTTATTTTGGATGTGTATGACAATAAAGAAGGTACGCGTCGAGCCTATTTGTCTATTGCCCGTAAGAATGGCAAATCCGGTTTAATTGCCGCGCTATTATTGGCGCATATTATTGGACCGGAACGCGTATTGAATAGCCAGATAGTTTCTGGTGCGCGAAGTCGTGACCAGGCCGCATTGGTCTATCACTTGGCTGAAAAAATGCTCAATCTTCAGCCGAAATTTGCTGGTTTGTACCGTTTAGTGCCGTCCGGCAAGCGAATTATCGGGCTAAAAGCCAATGTTGAGTACAAAGCATTGTCTGCTGATGGCACGACAGCGCATGGTTTATCGCCTGTTTTAGCCATTCTTGATGAAGTCGGACAGATTCGTGGACCGCAAGATGACTTTGTGGATGCCATTACAACTGCCCAGGGCGCACATAAAGCGCCACTTTTGATTGCAATTTCTACGCAAGCGGCCAATGACAATGACCTTTTTTCGCAGTGGATTGATGATGCAGTGCGGTCTAATGATAAAAAGATCGTGTCTCACATCTATGCGGCCAAAAAAGATGCTGATGTTATGGATGAAAAGGCATGGTACGCAGCTAATCCGGCGCTTGGCATATTCCGATCCTTACCAGATTTGGAGGAACAGGCTAAACAGGCTGCGCGTATGCCATCAACCGAGAATACCTTTAGAAACCTGATCCTGAATCAGCGTGTTTCGACGTTTATGCCATTTATCAGCCGAAACGTGTGGGAAAGTTGTGGTGGAAAGGTATTGGACTTCGGAAACTCGCCTGTTTATGCCGGATTGGACTTATCAGCCCGTACAGACTTAACTGCACTGGTCATTTGTGGCTTCATTAATGGCGTTTGGCACACGATTCCACACTTCTGGACACCGGAAATAGGGCTTTTTGACCGTGCAAAACGGGATAGACAGCCCTATGATGTGTGGGTAAAGCAGGGCTATATCCATACAACACCTGGTGCAACCGTTGATTATGAGTATGTTGCCAGCGACATTGTGTCTATTCTGAGCCAATTAAATGTCCGTGGAATAGCTTATGACCGATGGAGAATCGACATTTTGCGTAAAGAACTGACGAATTTAGGCGTAGAACTGCCATTATTTGAGTTCGGACAGGGCTTTAAGGATATGTCTCCGGCCATTGATACGCTAGAATCTGAGTTATTAAATGGTCGTATTGCTCATGGAAACCATCCGGTTTTGACCATGTGTGCTGCTAATGCCATGATTACAAAAGATCAAGCAGGGAACAGAAAATTGGACAAACACAAAGCAACAGGTAGAATTGACGGTATCGTAGCAATGGCAATGGCTTTAGGGTTGGCTTCTCGTGATGATGAAATCGACATTGAAGCATCATTCAACGACTACCTAGCCAATCCGATTGGAGTCTAATATGGCATTTTGGTCTAATATCTATAATTGGTTTGGTGGTGGTACAACGCGACAACAAGGCTTGCAAATTGTTGGACCGACTGTCTATGCAGAGCCTTCTGCGGTAGCGGTTACAGAGGAAAGCGCACTCCAAGTCAGTGGTGTTTGGGCTTGCGTCAAGTTAATCTCAGAAACAATCGCCAGCTTGCCGACCAATGTTTATCGAAAAACCGAGCAGGGTCGAATCCTTGCCAATGATTTTTGGTTTGCCAAGCTAATGAACCGAAAACCTAACCGGTATCAGACTAAAGTTGAGTTTTGGGAAACAATGGTGCTAAATCTGGTGCTGTATGGCAACTGTTACGCCAAAATCAACCGCGTTGGCGGTCAAATTCGCTCAATTTTGCCGCTTATGGCAAGTCAAATGGAAGTTTCGATAGCCAAAGATGGCGCAGTTTTGTACCAATATACCGATGGAACTGACGTAAATGTGTATGCTGCAGAGTCAATTTGGCACGTTAAACTGTTCGGAAATGGCGTAATTGGCAAATCTCCACTGGCATTTGGCCGTAATTTGATTGGCATTGGACAGGCGACTGACACTGCCGTATCAAAGATTTACACCAATGGCGGTAAGCGTTCCGGTGTTTTGAGCCTAGATAAGCTGCTGACACCAGAACAACGTGCCACTTTGCGTGAAAACTTCAGCACATTAACCACTGGAACCGATGACCGACTGCTGGTTTTGGAAATGGGCATGAAATTTGACGCTATTTCCATGTCGCCACAAGACATTGAACTGCTTGCCAGCCGTAAATTCCAGCTAGAGGAAATCTGCCGCTGGTTTGGCGTACCGTCTGTACTGGTTAATGACACATCTGGCTCAACGACTTGGGGTTCAGGTATTGAGCAGTTGGTTAATGGGTTCTACAAGCTGAATCTACGCCCGTATCTAGAGCGTTTTGAGTCATCTGTACAAACTAATCTATTAAGCGAAGAAGAAGCTGCTGAATATGACTTTGAGTTCGACTTTGAAGGTCTATTACGCACCGACTTTAAGTCTCGCCTTGAGGCTTATCGTACCGCCGTGGCTGGAACCATCTTAACGCCTAACGAAGCGCGTAAATTGGAAGGTTTAGAGTCAATGGAAGGTGGAGATAAGCTACTTTCTCAAATTAATATGACCACAATTGACAAATTGGGCGCTGAAACTGTTAGTATTCCGGCAGAACCTGTGGTTTAAGGAGCAAATATGCAGCATAAACTAATTGATTTGAGCCAAATTGAAGTCAAATTTGATGATGCTCGCCGTGGATTCTTTAGTGGTTACGCCTCGGTCTTTGGTGGCGTTGACTCTTATGGTGATACTGTTATGCCTGGTGCGTACCGTGGAACCCTGGAAATGCGTAAGCGTCCGGTCCAAATGCGCTGGAATCACTTTGGTGAAGTCATTGGTAAATGGCTGGATATTCGTGAAACCGATAAAGGTTTGTGGGTTGAAGGCGAATTAACTCCAGGACACTCAAAAGCAGAAGATGTTTATGCTTCGCTAAAACATGGCGCAATTAGCGGGTTATCAATTGGCTATCGGGCAATTAAAGCCTATCCAAATGAAACTGGCGGCGTTGATTTGCACGAAATTGATTTAGTTGAGATTAGTGTTGTAGAATCTCCAGCAGATTTGGCTGCTGAAATTGGTGATGTTAAATCTACCATCGAAAATCTCAACAGCTACAAAGAATGTGAAGGGTTCTTGAGAGAATCTCGTAACCTTTCTCGGTCTGAGGCGACTATGCTGGTAAATCGCATCAAGACCATTGCTCACGGTGAGCGTGATGCAGAACTGCAAAAATCCAGCGAAATAGCAAAGGCAATCCTGTCTTTGAAAGTAAACGCTCACTAATGGAGGTCCGTATGGACGAGCAAATCAAGGCTGCACTAGAGCAGCATCAAAAGTCGATTGATTCGGCTATTCAAAAGTACGAAAACGAACTGGCTGTAGCTGGCTCGGCTTCTAACGAAGCTAAGGCTGCTGTTGCCGCCCTATCGGAAAAGTTTGAATCTACCGTTACTGAGCTTGCTCAGAAAATGGAAGGTATCAAGGCTGACGCTTCGGCTCCAGTTATCCAAACTGCTGGCGCTGAGTTCGTTAAGTCTGAAGCCTTTGCCCAACTGGTTGCTGGTAACACGCAACGTGCTCGTATCGAAGTGAAGAACACTGTCACTTCGGGTTCGACCACTGTGTTCCCGCAGCAAATGCCTGGTGTCATCTCTGGTGACTTCAAGCCGCTAACCATTCGTCAACTGTTCCGCGCTATTCCGGTTTCGACCAACATGGTCAACTCGCTGCGCGAAGCATCGTGGACCAATGACGCTGTTGAAGTATCGCAAGGTTCTGCCAAGCCTGAGTCTGACATCACGTTTGAACAGTACAATGTGCCTATCACCACTGTGGCTCACTGGATTAAAGTATCGAATCAACTGCTGGCTGACGCTCCGGCAATCGTTTCGTACATTGATTCGCGCCTCCGTGATGGTCTGGCACAGCGTATCGACGCTCAACTGCTGAACGGCGATGGCACTTCGCCTAACCTGTCTGGCATCACTGACAGCGGCAACTTCACGGCTTACACGGCAACTTCCAGCGATCTGCTTACAGATGCTATTGCGCGTGCCAAGTACGCTCTATGGGCCAAGGGTTATACCCCTGATGCAGTGATCGTAAACCCTGCTGATTGGGCTACGATGGAACTGACCCGCGAAGGTGCTGGTAGCGGTATGTACTTGTACGGTATGCCTGGTGTCGCTGCTGGCGTTAACCCGTTTGGTGTTCGCGTCGTGATGTCGAGCAACATGACCCAAGGCGAGTTCGCCATCGGCGCATTTGACATGGCTTGTGCTCTGTACAACCGTCAAGGTGCTGTGGTTGAAATGGGTTTTGTTGGCAACGATTTCACGAACAACCTCGTGACGATCCGCGCTGAAGAACGCCTTGGCCTTGGCGTTGAAAAACCTAGCGCCATCCTGTACGGCAATATCACTGCCTAAGCAGTTGTAGTAAACTAACCCCGATACTCACAAGGTGTCGGGGTTTTTTATTTGGAGCAACTATGAAAATCACCATCACAACCAAAAAAGCCATCCTAGACGACCGCCTAGGCCGTCTCCGCACTGGCGAAACCTACGAAATGCCTGATGCCAAGGCGCTTTTCTACGTCCAGCGCGGAGAAGCAATGGCTTACGAAACGAAGGTGCGCCAAGACTACCCTTTGCCGGACGCTGGCAAGGTGGAACAGTCATCTGCTGCGCCAGCGGCCCCAGCCTATGCGACCAAGACCTTGAGCGAGTCAGAGTCTGGCGAGAAGAAGCGCGGTCGGAAACCAAAGCAGTCATAGTCGCCAATACCACATTCAGGGCTGCGCCTTGGGCGGATGCCCTGTTTGCCATTGACCGAGACTGGTGGAAAAGCTATATCAGTGAAGTCAACGCCACTTTTCTTGGCGAGCGATACAGCAAGAACAAGCAGCATCCGAGTTACAATGTAACTCATTTACCGGAGTTCGACAGTTATGGGAACAGCGGAGCGGGATGTATCAGCATGGCGGCGCAAGCTGGAGCGAAACGTATCGTCTTGCTGGGTTATGACTGTCAGCATACTGGCGGCGTTAGTCATTGGCACGGGGATCACCCTAATCATTTGGGCAACGCTCGGATGACAGCCTCATGGCTGGACAAATTCGCTGAATTAGCGGAAGATTTGGCTCATATTGAAATCATCAATGCCAGTCGAAACACGGCATTGACTTGCTTCCCAAGAGCAAGACTTGAGGACTTGTTATGAGCAACGTCAAATGGCCGTTTTGGCAAAACCTGTTTAAGCTGCTGGTTGACCGTGGCGATGGTACTCATGCAGAGCGGGTAGAGGCTTATCCACCGGCAAAGCTGATGACAGATGGCGATGGTCCTTATGCGCGTATGCGAGTTGACGTTGGTCAAACAGGATTCTTTGCTGGTCGTGAAGCTCGGACATTCTATGAATTTACGATTGCCAGCGGAGCTAGCCAAGTCATCAAAGTTGTCGCGCCAACAAACACAATTGTCCAGACAT